CTATCATTTGTCGGAGCACCAGTTGTTACCGCAGGTGCTAATGTACTGCCTATAAATTCAGGCATGACAATAAATACTGGCTCTGTATCGATATCAATAAGTAAAAATGCATTTGCGTCTGGTGTAAATGCGTCATTCTCTGTTGGTGCTACTACTCTAACAGGCAATGCAGGAGTTTCATCAACATCTGTTAGTGCTGCTCTTAATATAGGAACCACAAGCATTGCTGCTGGTGCTTCAGTTCTTCCTATAAACACTGGAAGAATTTTCAGTATTGGCACAGTTATAGTAACCGCTGCCGCTAATACTTCTGTTACTTGCAATGGAATAGCTATTAGTGTAGGATCTCTTGTAATAGCAGGAGATGCCAACACTAACGCACTTGGTGTTTTAGCTTCATTTGCTGGTGGAACAGTAAGTATCCCTGCTGCTGCAAACGTATATCCATCTGGTTTACAGTTAAACATTGCATGTAATAATGTTTTACTATGGGGTCAATTGTCTACTGGAGAAGTCGAGTTTTGGTCTACTGCATCAAGCGAAGGTGAAGGTACAGGCGAAATCGATCTTGGTGAAACAGAGACGTGGAATGCTATAAGTAACACTTCCATAGAGTCTTGGGATGAAATTGTATCTCCTGAGACAGAGGCTTGGGTAGAGCAAAACGCACAGAATGATTAAGGATTTAAAAAATGGCTAGTGGTACGTCTTCGTCATTACGATTAGAATTAATGGAAGTTGGTGCTAACTCTAACGAGTGGGGTACTATCACCAATGAAAATCTCCAAATGCTTGAAGGTGCTACTAATGCATATTTCGAAGTTACAGCCACAGCGGATACCACACTTTCAGTTACCGCTTTTACTATTGGTGACTATCACAACTTGGTTTACAAGTTTACAGGTACTTTAACTGCTGATATAACATACACAGTACCAGCATATGAGCGTCCTTATATTTTTCATAATGCTTCTAATTATAATGTTACCGTAAAAGTTTCTGGTCAGACTGGTGTTATTATTGCCGGGGGAACAAAAGCTTATGTTTACTGTGATGGAACTGATATTCGCGAATTAGTTAATAACCCTGCGTCGATCACGGCAACACAAACTCTCACAAACAAAACACTTACCGCACCTAGATTCTCTGATGGTGGATTTATTGCTGACGCCAATGGCAACGAATTGATTGTCATGGATACCGTTACAAGTGCTGTGAATGAAGTGACTGTATCAAACGCAGCGTCACCTGCAGTATCTGCAACGATGACAATTGCCGCTCCGGCTGTAGTCACTGTCGCTGCAACGCCGCCAACTGGTACTCCGGTGGTATTTACATCTACTGGTACACTGCCAACAGGGGTTGTTTCTGGTACTACATATTTTGTAAAGTTAATTAATAGCACTACATTTAATATCGCCGCTACAACTGGTGGCACGTCTATCACAACTACTGGTACACAGAGCGGTGTACACACTGCTACTTTTACTGGTGTTCCTATTATTGCTGCTAGTGGTGATGGTACAAATATCTCTGTAAATATTAAACCAAAAGGATCTGGAATTGTACAGGCCAATGGTGTTGAAGTTGTAACTCTTACTGGTACACAAACTCTTACAAGCAAGACACTTACAAGCCCAGCAATTGACACTGTAGAAATTACCGGAACTACTACAGCAGCAGCTTTGAAGATTCCTAATATTATTGAGAACGGCACGTATGGTTCAGTTACGTGGGCATCCACGATGAACTATGACGTGTTAACGCAGTCTGTCTGGTATGTTACAACAGATACCGCAAATAACTGGACGCTTAACATTCGCGGTAGTAGTGCAACAACGTTGGCATCACTAATGGCAGTTGGTGATATAATTACTGTAAACATGACGGTAACAAATGGGGCTACAGCATATTATAACACTGCTATACAAATTGATGGAGTTTCGGTTACGCCAAAATACCAAGGCGGGGGAGCACCTTCTGCTGGAAGTGTAAGTGCTTCTGACTCATATTCATATACTATTATTAAAACTGCAGCCACGCCTACATATATAGTACTCGCGTCACAAGTGAAGTTTGATTAAAATGCCAGTATTAGGATCATTTGGGGCTGCTTCTGCTAGAAGTTTTGGTGCTGGTTTGTCTGCTGTTGGACAAGATGCATATACAACCGCCGGAACTTATTCGTGGGTAGCACCCGCTGGTGTATCTTCTGTTTCTGTTGTTTGTGTCGGCGGGGGCGGTGGTGGTGGGACTGCCTCATCAGGAGGTAACGGTGGATCTGGTGGTGGTTTAGGCTGGAAAAATAATATAGCAGTAACTCCCGGCACTGCGTATACAGTTGTTGTTGGGGCAGGTGGCGCAATAGAAGGCAACGGTGGAGATAGTTATTTTATATCTCTAGCTACGGTAAGCGGTCAAAACGGTGTTCTAGGTGGTGCTGGTAATGGTAGCTCTCCTAACCCAGCAAGAGCAAACGCTGGAGGAACATTTACTGGCGATGGCGGTGGAACAGGCGGTGGCGGCGGTTGGGCCAATGATGGTGCAAGAGGCGGCGGCGGTGGCGGCGGTGCTGCTGGTTATTCTGGTAATGGTGGCGGCGGTGGTAACTACACTGGTTCTTCAAGAACCGCAGGAACAGGCGGCGGCGGCGGGGGTGGTTATGGCGGTTCTGGTAGTACGTCTAATAACGTCGGCGGCGGTGGCGGCGGCGGTGGTGTCGGCATATTAGGCGAAGGTGCTAGTGGTGCTGCGGCGGCGGCAGTTCGACTCGGCGGCGAGGGTGGATCGGGCGGTACGACTGGTGGGACAGGAACCACTGCCAATGCTGGTACTGCTGGGCTATACGGCGGCGGTGGCGGTGGAGGCAACGGCGGTGGCGGCAATGGTGGTCCCGGTGGCGTCGGTGCTGTTCGTATTATTTGGGGACCAAATAGATCATTTCCATCAACAAATACAGCGGATTTATAAAAATGGATCTACAAACTCTAATTAACTTTGCAGGTGGCTTAGTGTTAGCTGGACTTGGTTGGTTTGCACATGAACTTTGGGCTGCGATGAAAGAACTACGCAATGATGTTCACAGACTCGAAGTGGTATTACCAACACAATACATTCGTCGCGATGAATTTACTGAAGGCATGAAGGAAATTAAAGATATTTGTAGGCAGATTTTTGACCGTCTAGACAATAAAGCAGATAAATAATGGACCCATTTACCCTCATTGCTGGTGCAACTGCTCTATATAACGGCATCAAGGGTGCGGTAGATTCAGGTCACGAGATGATGGACGTTGCCGAGAAAGTCGGTAGTTTGTTCGGGCGAATTGCTCAGATTACACAGTTAACGTCGGGTAATCGTAAGAAGCGTATGTTTCAAAGCCAAGCTGAATATGAAGCCGAGGCAATTAAGCTTTACACCTTAAAACAAAAAGCCCAGAAATTACAGCTAGATACACGTAACCTATTTGTAGGTGCGTATGGTATTGCAGCGTGGACTAGTATACAAAAAGAAGTAACAGAAATGCGTAAGGAAGCAGCACGTGCCGCAGCAGCAGCGATGCGTGAAGCTGAAGAAACCCGCAAAGACTTGATTATGGGTGCTTGGTTGATTGGTGCTGTTATTATATTTGCTATATGCATTGCAATTGGAATTGTATTGTTTACTCACAAATAGGAGTTGTTATGGATATTCTTAAAACATTTGGCCCACTGCTCGGTTCTATCGCGCCTAGCATTGCTACGGCTCTGGGGGGGCCACTGGCTGGTCTTGGTGTAAAGGCTCTATCTCAGGCACTTTTAGGTACTGAAGATGGCTCAGAGGACGCTATTATGGCGGCGATGGCTACAGCATCTCCAGACCAGTTAGCTGCCGTGAAAAAGATCGACGCTGACTTCAAGATCCAAATGAAGTCTCTAGATATTGACTTAGCTGCTCTTGCTGTTGATGACAGGAAGTCAGCTAGAGAAATGCAAAGAGAAGTAAAAGATTGGATTCCACGGGTTCTTGCCGTTGGCGTGACATTAGGTTTTTTTGGTATACTGATCTATATCCTGATTAACGGTTTACCAACTACTGGCAATGAAGCAATGTTGCTGTTGCTTGGAGCGTTACAAACTGCGTGGATGGGTATCATGGCTTTTTACTTTGGTGCATCGTCAGCAGACATGACAAAAGACAAAATGTTATATAATTCAACTCCCAAGGATTAAGTGATGAATGGTTTTAAAGGCTCTGCTGCACGTTTAAACGACTTCGATGTAGCACAAGTAGCTGGTAATATGGAAATTGAAGTAGCTGCTCTTCGTGCCGTTCTTGCCGTTGAGTCGGCTGGTGATGGGTTTGATAAAGCAGGTAGACCAAAGGCGTTGTTTGAGCGTCACTTGTTCTATAAGATCTTAAAGAATAAGCCAACGGAATTGGCACAGGCTATTGCTGCTGGTATTGCGTATCCTAAGTGGGGTGAGAAGCCATATCCAAAGGGATCAGACGCTGTATACAAAGAGATTGAAACAGCGTATAATATAGCTCCAAAGGA